ACTTAATCTCGGAACTTAGAAAATCAATGCAAAATGGAAAATAAAGAACAAGTAAATCACCCCGAACATTACGGTGGTGAAAATAACCCTTACGAAGCAATCAAGGTAATTGATGCTTGGGATTTAGGATTCTCTTTGGGTAATACGGTAAAGTATATCTCAAGAGCGGGAAAGAAAGATTCTGATAAAGAACTACAGGATTTAAAGAAAGCGATGTGGTATCTTCAACATCATATTGATAATTTGGAAAAAAATAACTAAAATGAATTGGGACCCGAATGACTGGCAAGGTAGAACAAGAGAACAAGTAGAAAGAAACAATAGGGTATTTGGATATTCTGTTATTATTTCAATAATTGTAGTTGCCATTGCATTAATAACATCAATAATAATTTAAAAATGAAATTAACAGAAGAACAAAAAAATCAGATCCTCAATCAATATGAGGGATTAAAAAACGATGAACAAACGTTAGGTGAAATACACGAAATAATTGTGGATTTTTGTTTGGACGAAGAAATTATTGACTTATCTGATGATGAGGATGGAGACTTGTATGAAGAGTTTTCAAATGAAGTTTGGGATTTATTAGAGACTATAAAATAATAAGATGATAGAAACAGGAAAAATAATAAACGGAGATTGCGTTGAGGTAATGAAAACATTACCCGAAGGATCTGTGGATTTAATTGTAACTTCTCCGCCATACGGTGTGGGTATAGCATATGATGTTCACGAGGATGATGTTGAATTTAATGAATACCTTGAGTTTGCCAAAAGTTGGTTAACTGAGGCTTATAAAGTATTAAAAGATGATGGTCGTATCGCCTTAAACATTCCTTATGAGATTAACAGACAAAAGAAAGGTGGTAGAATTTTCTTTGTTTCTGAGATGTGGCAAATCATGAAAGAGATTGGTTACGGGTTCTTTGGTATTGTAGATTTGGAAGAACAATCACCACACAGAAGTAAGACGACCGCTTGGGGATCTTGGATGAGTCCATCAAGTCCTTATATTTATAATCCTAAGGAGTGTGTTATTTTGGCATACAAAAACAAACACATTAAGAAAGTTAAAGGTCAACCAGAATGGATGGGGGAATTAACCGAAATTGAAAATGAAGATGGAACAAAAAGAAATAAAATGGTCTATGACGAGAACCATAAGAAAGAATTTATGGAACTTGTGTTTGGTCAGTGGAATTACTTTGCAGATACTAAATCACTCACCAAGGCGACCTTCTCAATGGACATCCCAACAAAGGCGATTAAGATATTGTCCTACAAGAACGATGTGATCTTAGATCCTTTCTGTGGTAGTGGAACATCTATGGTTGCAGCAGAGACTTTAGATCGTAGATGGTTGGGTATTGAATTGAGTCCGAACTATTGTGAGGTGGCTCGAGGTAGAGTCCAACACTTTGTTGACGAAAAACAAAAAGTTAAAGTGGAAGAGGTTAACTAAATTTAACCTCATCACCTTTTTTAATGTCGTATTTCTCACAGGCTCCACCTGGAAGTTCTAATACCATATCACCATAACCTTTATAGCCGGGACAATCTTCTGTTTTACATGGTTTACAGTGATGTTGTATGTTGTGTATAATATTATCGTTAATAAAGATCATATCTAAAGAAACCAAACAGTTTTTCATCCAAAAGGATTGTGGTCCTTTTTCCATGAAAAATAACATACCATCAAAACTACTATCGAATTTTTTTCCCATCATACCTTGTTGGGTATCTTTGGTGGTTATTAATGGTTTTACATTAAAAAGATTATTATTTATCTCTACTTTCATATTTATAAATATCTATGGGAAAATTTAAAAAATGGGCTGGTGTAATTTTAAGAAATAACGATGAGGTTTTATTATGTAAAAGATCGCCTGAAAAATCATTACCTAACGTTTGGTCGATACCTTCTGGTAAAATTGAAGATGGTGAATCACCAGGTCAAGCGGCAATAAGAGAGTTTAACGAAGAAACAAACATAGAGTTAGATACTAAATTAGATTTTGTTGGATTCATAGATAGATTCAAAGAAGACGGAACAAAAAAAGGACACATGTTTGTTTTTTATATTAAAAGTAAAACAAAGATGGAACCTGATTTAGAAAAGGCTAAAGATGGATTTGAACATACCGAATGTAAGTATTTCAAAAAAGACGACATACCGGATCAAAAAGGAAATGAGGGGTTATTAGATATTTTGAAAAAAATTTTTGATTGATGTTATAAAGTTTAAGAAAAATCATTATATTTGTAGAAATATAAAACATATGATAAAGACAACCGTCAACCACACCATTACAATTATGAACGAAAAGTTCGGAACGATTCTTAAAGAATCTTTCGTGGACCCAACCCAATTCAAAATCTTTTTAAAGATGGTTGATGGAGCTTTGAATCTTAAAGAGGATTTATCTTTCTTTGATGGTAATACCTTTTTAGTTCATATCCCACATAAGATTCTTAAAGAGTCTATTGTGTTAACTAACATGACTCATGTGTCTTTAGAGGAGCAGGTAAGAAATAAACTTGAAGCATTAGTATAGTATGAAAAATATAATTTATTTAATATCGGTATTAGTAATTCTTTCTTCATGTTATAAGGAGGACATTAAACCACAACAACCATTAGATCCTCAACCGATCATCACGGACACAACTTTTGTTGATACAACAGTTAGTTTAAAAAACACAACTTGGGTTATTACCAAAGTATTGAATACAAGTATGAACGAAGAGCCTAGATATGATACTCTTGTTTTTTTGACTCATAACACTTATAGTTTTAACGGTGTAGAATCAACATATCATTTGTATCCGAATAATTTTGGTTATACGTTAGTGTTAAATAATACAGTATGGGGACATTTGAGTGGTGTTGTGTATGATTATAATCTTTCACAAGGTGTCATAGAAAATTGTCAACTTAAAAACTATTTCACAGGACAGAATGTGGTTAAGATTTGGATGTTTAAACAATAGTTTCCTTGTTGCCTTTAAAACAAGGTGGTGGAGTAGTTGATACAATCTAGTGTCGACCCAAATTAAAGGTGAAGAAATTCACCTTTTTTTCTTTTTTGTTATATTTATTATTAAAAAATAGATATGGCAAATAAATTTGTTATCTCAGAAAGAGAAAAAAACAGAATTCTAAATCTTCATACGGAAAGAATGTTGTTAGAACGTGAGGGTGGTACAACAACTGCAACAACAACCCCTACAACTGCAACAACAACCCCTACAACGGCAACAACAATCACAACAAACCCTTTAGCTGGAAGATGGGATACGGCTGTTTGTCCAAGCAATGTAAAAAATTGTGACGTGTTAAGTTTAAAACGCCAAATGAAAATAAACGATTTTTGTGACCCAAAAATATTGAATAGTACGTTAGAAAGTATCCCAAAAGGAAAAACCGGTCAACCTGGAAGTTATAGACTTCTTGAAGATGGTGTTATTGGAAACACAACAAAAACAGTTTATAATAGTTGTAAAGGATCTATAGATGTTAAAGTCGCAAATTTAAAAGCCACTGGAGGTGGAGGAACAGGAACAGGGACCGCACCCCAAACAATACCTGTTGGTGGAAATTTAACCGCTAATGATATACAAACATTAATAGCTTAAAAACAAAAAATATGGGAAAAGTAATTTTAACAGAAAAACAATATAAAAATTTGAATCAAAGTTTGATTTCCGAGACACTAAATATTGAAAAAAATAAAACTAGTAGGGTTATAAATGAAATGACTGAGGATGAGAAACTAAATGCGGAAGCCGCTGGAAAAAAAATCCAAGCGATATATAAAAAATGCAATACGTCTTATGCCTCATCAACTTGTGTTAATGATATGAATAATCAATTAAAGGTATTAAAAACCAAAGAACAGTTTGATTATGCCGCTAAGTTCACATCTTATTGGTTTGCAAATAATTGGCCGGCAAGTTTAGGTAATTTTTTAAAAAAACTTATGAGTAGTGGTAATTTGGAAGATCTTAAAGTTAAACCTTTTGATGTGGCAAAAACATTTGCGGCATACTTTAAAGTGGCTGGAGGAACGTTAGGTATTAAAAGAATTGTTGATGCTGAAGGAAACCAAACAATAGACCCCATGGGTCTTACATTAAGTTGGGCAAAGGTAGTTACACCGGAAGATAAAAAGGCATTAACTAAGTTAGGAACTGATTATATTATTAAAAATTTCAGTGCGTGTATTAAAAAATTTCCTCAAGTTATGCCTGACAAAACAGGATTGGCACAATATCAATTCCCCAATAATTGGGTATGGCAATCAAAAAATGCTAATGGTCAAGTTTATTTTGTTGTTGGTGACTCAAATTGGAAATTTATTAGAAATTTAAAAGATTGTAATGATGAAATTTTTAAAACCGCATCAACAGATCAAAAAGTATTA